AGAGCAATTACAAGAACCTTTTCTTCTTTAACTAGAAATGGTCTGTATTTAATACTCTTTCCTGTCGAAGGTAGTTCCAACTCATACGTCGGGGTCGCAATCTTTGGTAAAGGCATAATATCCTATAACAATATCAGTGTATTTATTTAGTGGGTTTATTTAGCGGTTTAATAGTCCAGATGTAATTCCACCAGCAATATCTCCAAGTAAATCATTACCAGTTATATTATCCACAGCAAAGTTAACTAAGTTACTAGCAGCATTTGCTAATGATTGTTGACCAACATTCAATATACTGGAAGGTTCTGTTCTTAATCTAGTATCAACCACATAACGAATATATGTCATTGCAACACTACACTTTAATAAATCTGATCCATCATATGCAACAGGCATTGATGTTATCTGTAAAGGATAACTCTTTATAAACTGATATGTCATCGCATTCGCATAGTCTTTCTCAAATTTAGTAACTTCTAATCCAGCAACTGTATATGTATCTGGATACTTTACTCTATAAGTATATGAATTAGATCTAGCCGCTCTCTTATCTTCATTGGTAATAAATGATATCCAATCCTCAAAGAACTTAATCGGTAAATAATTTTTAGCATCAACATAGAATGTTAAATCTATTCTATCATCATATATTCTTCTATATGCATGTCTCTCAGTTACTCCATGAAAATCGTTATCAATCTGGTGTGTTGCAAGAGAAGAACCTGGAAGACTTGCTTCTGAACACATCAACTGAATTTTACCCTGCCTCTTCTGTCCTCTATATTGAGAAAGACCAGCAGGAATGTCTAGTCCAACTTCAAAATGAGAAGTAGTTGCGGGTGAAAGTAAATTTGATTTAATGTCTGAGACTGACCTTCTAATAGGCATTTATAAATACTATTTGACATTATATATTATGTATAAGAGATGGCTGAAAGTAAAAAAAGTATCTTTAGACCTACTCGACCAAGAAAGTATAGTGGTGATGTAAATAATATTATATGTCGTAGTTCTTGGGAGACAAAATTCTGTCATTGGTGTGATCTAAATGAAAATATTATACAGTGGGGAAGCGAAGAGTTCTTTATACCATACCGTGCTCCTGATGGTAAAGTTCGCAGATACTTTCCAGACTTTATCATTAAAGTAAAAGAAAGTAATGGTGAGGTCAAAACATATGTCATTGAAGTTAAACCTGCAAAGCAAACCAAACCACCAAAGCAAAGAAAAAAGGTGACTCAATCATACCTCTACGAATGTAAAACCTATGCTACCAACCAAGCAAAATGGAAAGCAGCATATGAATGGTGCAAAGATAAGAGAATTGAATTCAAAATTGTCACGGAAAAAGAATTAGGTATCCATCATGGTAGATAGTTTTGGATTCAATGCTGCAGAAGAAGCAGAAGATAATCGTGTTAGACAATACTTAAGTGATCTGAATAACAGAACAAATGATCCTGAAGAGATGATGTTGGAAATTATGGAGGCACTAAATGATACAGTAACTCCCATACCAGAAGTAGGAAATTTCTATACCTTTGTATATAATGCCAAGACTCCTGGTGAAACTTATGACCAACATCCTTTGATTGCATGTACCTCATTAGAGAGATGGGGATTCAAAGGTCTTAACTTTCATTGGAGAAAATCAAGAAACTATACATGGAATGAACTAGCAGGACAACTTTATATTGTTCAGAGAAATGAACTTGATGACCTACTTAATATACCCTACGGTAAATTCATTCTCAATCCTCGCTAAATAATAAAAAACGCATACTATAATGGCAGTTACTAGTAAGATAGCAAGAATAAGAGTCGGTCCTAATGCTAGAAATAAGACCACACTTTATACTGCAACAAAAGTTACTGGTCCTACAGGCAACCCCCCACAATATTCAACACAGATTATACAATACAGTGATGCAAAAGGAAGTAATGGTGTAGTAATAGGAACACAAGATCAAAATAATCCAGGAAAAATAACATGGAATGATAATGCTTCTGACACAGCACAAAAATATCAACAAACAATATCAAAAGCATCTACCACTCAAGTCAAATCAGTAAGTAATGATATTGCAACCACTGCAGAAGAAAAAGCAGCACTTAATAAAGTTTCAGGTTCTAATAATGCAGCAATAAATTCAGGAACAGACTCGGCAAGACCTGCAGGTGGACAAGGAAACCAAGATATTAATAGTCACAACACACACAATAGAGGTGGAGCAGGTGGTGGAGAAGATAATAGTGAAGGTGTTGGTGTAAATGAAGAAGTAGATGCTCAAACTCAAGTTACAAGTAATGCTGCATCAGGAACAAGAAAAAGTTTTGATGCTCTTCTAGTCTATCCAACTACTTTAAGACAAAGTAATCAAGATACAATTCACTTTACAATGATGGAATATGTGGCTAAAGGTCTTGGTGGAGATGCAGGGCAATTTGGAGGAGGTCAAAGAACTAATAATAGAAAAAGTATAGGAAGAGTAGTTCTACCTATACCTGCTGGAATCAATGATAGTAATCAGGTCAACTGGGCAAGTGGTTCAATGAATGCTGGTCAAATGGCACTTGCACAAATTGCTCTTACTGGTATAACAAAAGGTCTTAAAAAAGCAGGAGACGAAGCAGCAAATCAACTTAAAAAAATAGGAGGAGCAGGTGCAGGTGATGTAAAAGATGCAATTGCACAAACCATTGCAGGTGCTGCTACTGGTGATCAAAAAGCACTCATGCAAAGAACCAGTGGTCAGGTAATTAATCCTAACATGGAATTATTATTTGGTGGTCCTCAATTAAGAGACTTTAGTTTTGCCTTTAACTTTACAGCAAGAAGTGCAGGAGAAGGTAGAACTATACTTCGCATTCTTAGATTCTTTAAACAAGGAATGTCTCCTATCAGATCTGAATCTAATTTATTTTTAAAGTCACCACATACCTTTAAGTTAGAATATAAAAATGGTAGCAGAGATCATAAAGCATTAAATAAGTTTAAGGAATGTGCATTAAAATCTTGTGCTCTTCAATACACACCTGATGGTAACTATGCAACCTTTGAAGATGGGGTCATGACCAAGTATCAAATGACACTAGGATTTACTGAACTTGAACCAGTATTTAATGATGATTATGAAGAATTCTCCCAAGACGAAATAGGTTTCTAAAATGTCAAATTACTTCAGCAAAGTTCCAAATTTTGAATATGTTAGCAGACTTCCTGATGCTAAAATATCTGACTACATTACAGTAAAGAACTTATTTAAGAGAGGAAAATTAAGGGAGGATATCTTTCAAGACCTAACTCTCTTTACCAAGTATAAGATCAAAGGTAATGATAGACCAGATAATGTTGCTTTTGATTTTTATAATGACTCCAACCTTGATTGGTTAGTATTGCTTTCTAATAATATTCTTAATGTGCAAACTGAATGGCCACTATTAACAAATGAATTTGATAGATACCTAGTAGATAAGTATGGCACTGTAGGGATAGGAGAAATTCATCACTACGAAACAACAGAAGTGAAGAATATTTCTGGTGTTGTTATTGTTAAAGCAGGATTAACATGTGAATCAGATTACTCTGTTACCTTTTATGATACTCGTGTTTCTGGTTACACTACTAAATCAAATATTGCTGTGCCTATAACCAATTATGAATATGAATCTAAAATTGAAGACGCAAAAAGAAATATATTCCTACTCAAGCAAAGGTATGTAAATATTGTGAAAGATGATATGGATGATATCATGCCATATAAAAAAGGTTCTACTCAGTATGTGAGTAAAACCTTATCTAAAGGAGAAAATATTAAACTGTTTAAGTAATTATTCCTCAGCTAACTTTTGGAAGTAACTTAAAGCATCATCCTCATCAGAACTAGCAGATGCTACAGGAGCAGCAGCGACTGGTTCTTTGCGTTCAAAGTTAGGTTTGAAGGAACGACTGTTATCCTCCTCAAAAACCTCTTCATCTATACGACGAGCAGGTTTTTTAGCACCTAAAACATAATCAAGACGCTTCTTCAGATCATCATATGATTTGAATTGATCTGCAGCAGTGACAGCAGCAAGAGAATACTGCTTTGTCCATAATGCTTCTAGTGCATCATCATCTTCAAGTAGAGGTGATGGTGCATCGAACTCTGACTTATCATAGTTCCAGTAACCATCCTTCTTCACAATCTTCAAC